CGACACCTTCACTAATTGTACAGTTAATGAGAATGTCACGAACTGCTTGTTGTGTAGAATTTGAATCTTGTGACTCTAAAGCCATCAAAAGATTACGTTGTTCTTTAACAAGAAACGGTCTATATTTTATTTTCTTTTTAGAAACTGGCAAATCAATTTCATAAGATGGTACGTCAAGTTTTGGTAAAGCCATAATAACTCCTTATATAATCATATTAAATTTGTAGTTCTTTCTCTTAAAGCTTCAGTATTAAAAGATGCTGTTTGGTCTGGAGGATTTATGCCAAACTGTGTGGGTTCGGCTGAAACACCATTAATAATATTTGATACTGCAGCAAGACCAGCATCAACAAACTGCATGCCAAGAGCTTGTATGGAATTATTCTGCCAGTATGTATAGGCAAAAGTTACATTAAGTTTATGATACCCATCTGAACTCCAATCCAAATCCATTTGATTCATAGAAATTGGATAAGCATCATATAAATTTATAGAATACGTTAATTTATTTGTTACATCATACTGATTAATTGTTAATATTGTTGCATATTCTTGTTTGTAACGAATGTGGTTATTATACAATGGGTTGATAAAGTTCAACCAAGCATCAAACAATATTTTTTGTTGCATGTCATCATCAACAACAAATGTTAAATCAATGTCGTTATATGTTGTCAAATACGGAAACTTTTCGATTGGACCATATGTTTTTTGTTCCGTGGTAGCAAGTGTTCTGCCTGGCAATTGAGCATTCTCACAACGATAAACCAAAGACCTTGCACCAGAAACATATGGTATTAATACCAATGGAATATTAACATTCACATCAAATTTATTTGGTCGTGATAGGTCACCACGAAAACTTGATTTAAATTCGTTAATGCTACCTGCCATTTTAGTTCCTTATTTGTTCTAATGATTCTTGCCACACTTGCTGAGATTTAGCACCTCTAAACTGCTGTAATGGCAGAAAAGCGGCAATATCCCACTCATTAGGTTGGATGGCAAGTATCTTTGACTGGATGTGACCAGAAAGATAACGTTTAATACAAGGCCGAAACTCTTTAAGGCGTCTGGAGGCGACTAAAATATCATAGGTGACTCTCAACCTGTCAATTTCTCCTGGTTCGCCTTGGACCGCAAATTTAAGTAGTTTACCTAAAAATGCCATCCGATAATTAAATGGCAAATAATGAAGGTTTAGGCCTAGAAAACCATCATTATACTTTTCGATTGCCAATACCATTGGAAAACGGTCATAATATGGCAAATCTTCTTTACCTTTTGGATCGTAGTAAAAGCAATATAACTTACCCAATCTAAAATCATTCACTTGCCTAAACTTTTCACGGCTCATACCAATTGGTATGCTTGCTGTTCCTTTTAGTTGAGCAATCTTCTGTGCCAGCCAATCTAATGATTGCTTGGACATCATTTTCATTTCTGAAGATGACCGTTCTTTGGCCAATAGTGTAAGTTTAGATTCCATTGAAGTATTTAGTTATAGTCCTAAATGTTCTTCAGTCATTATTTTGAACTCCCAGCCACGGTCTAAACAGTATTCCTGTGCGGCTTTCCATTTGGCCTGATTGACACCATATGTTGTAACTTCAGTTACGTATTGTTTGGTGACCCGTTTTCTTGGTTCTGGTGGTATGGTTTGTTTCTTTGGTTTGACCTCTATCATTAATGTTTTCATTGTACCATCTCTGGTTTTAACTTTTACGATAAAATCTGGAAAGTACCGGTGAAAGCGATTATCTATTGGAGATTTATAAGGAACAATCAATTCTTCACTTGCCCATGATATAATGTCATCATTCTGGTCGAACCAGTTCATCACTCTACATTCCCATGAAGAGCGATACACAATGTTATTCGAATCCCCAATATACTTTTGAGGGTTCTTTGGTCTGAATATTCCTTGGTAAGCCATATAAATATGTATATTCAATCTAAAAAGAGAAATCAATGGCCATCATTTCAATTCCAACCTCAATTGGCGGTGTAACCATACCCGGTACTTCAACAAAAGGTCCTTTAGGTGCTTTGTTTGATAGTAAATATAAATTAGGGTCTTTACAGTATCCGAGAGATTTGGGTTCTGCAACAAAAGGTCATGTCGTAAAATTTTCTATCAATGAAATAGAACCTACTGGATATGAAGAAGGTAAAGAATACACGTTACCGTCCGTGACAAATCCAACAGATATATGGAATTCAGTTACAAAATTGGTTGGCGGTGAAACAAAAATAAATCAAACATTAAAACCTAAAAAGAAAAGAGTTGCCTCAACAATCTCTTTATATATGCCTGACACCGTAAATTTTCAATACAACTTAGGTTACTCAAATTTAAGTTTAATGGATGTTGCTAAAGATACAGCTGGTGCAGTATCTAATTTACCATTAGTTTCAAGATTAGGAAAAATGGCTTCTTTGGGTATTTCTGTTGTACAATCAAATGCCGCCAAATTAGCATTATCAACACAAGGTCTTGCAATCAATCCACAGCAACAATTACTATTTGACGGTATCGATTTTAGAAGTTATCAAATGGCTTTTACTTTTACACCATATTCACAACAAGAAGCAGACGATGTTAGAAAGATAATTCAATTGTTTAGGGCTCATTCGGCACCAAGAATTATTACTGGTGGCGCAGGTATGTTTTTTGTGCCACCGTCAACATTTGATTTACAGTTTCTTTTAAATGGTACTGAAAATAGAAATGTCAGCAGAGTTGCAGAAAGTGTAATTGAAAGTATAGATGTTAATTATGCACCAAACGGATGGGCCTCTCATGCTGATGGTGCACCAGTTCAAACAACACTAACAATGAACTTCAAAGAAATTGAACTCGTTGATAGGAAAAAAATTGAAAGTGGTTATTAAAAATGCAATACTTTGATACTCTACCAAAAATAATCAATATTGATTCGACTGGCAATTCAAAAGTCATGACCAATTTATTGGCTCGGGCTAGTGTTATTCCTCAAATATTAAAAGACCCTTTAGTTTACTATTCTTATGATATACAAGAAGGTGATACACCAGAAATTATTGCACACAAATACTATGGCGATTCATATCGTTATTGGATTGTATTGTTTGCAAATGAATTATTGGACCCTCAATGGGATTGGCCAATGACTTATAGTGTATTTGAACAATATCTTGCGGACAAATATCCTTCAACAAACGTATATTCTGAAATAGAATATTATGAAAAAGTAATAACACAATATGATGTTAATACTCAAACGATCACGGTAAATAAAGTTAGAATTGATGAGGACACTTATAATGGTTTGCCAGTAACTCAAACGGCAACCTATACTCTGCCTACTGGACCTGTAACAATAACCACAACACGTAATGCCGTTAGTATCTATGATTATGAATTGAGTTTAAATGAAGCAAAACGAAACATTAAAATTTTAAATTCAAATTATGTTGATTTAATGGAAACACAACTGAAAAAATTAATGGCTTAATATGATAGAAGATACAAATATTGTAGAATCTCCTGGTGCGTATTATCCCCAAGACTTTTCTCTAAAAACTTTAAATTTTTTAACAGCAAGTGGAAAAAAGATTGAACTGCGCCAATTGCTTGTTGAATTGTCCTATTATGAGGACATTTATAGTTTTTCTGCATCAGGTTATATTACAATAATTGATTCACAGGGGTTTATTGAGCTTTTACAATTAACAGGTAATGAATATATTGAAATTGATTTTGGTAAAGTAAAAAATGGTCGTAATAATAATGAACAATTATTTCGTGTTTACAAATCTAGTGGCAGAAAACCATCTGGTAATATGAATAGTGAAACTTATACATTATTTTTCTGTTCTGAAGAATTGATGTTGTCTGAACAAACAAAAATCAGCAAATCATACAAAGGCACAAAAATTTCTGAGATTGTCAATAACATTTTAAAAGAAGAATTAAAAGTTGATAGTGATAAATTGTCTAACTCTGTAGTTGAAGAAACGACAGGTGTATATGATTTTTTAGTACCTAGAATGAAACCTTTTGAAGCAATTAGTTGGTTGTCAACTTACGCCAGACCACAATTAAATGGTGCCATTGGTGCTGATATGTTATTTTTTGAAACCAAATTAGGTTTTAATTTTAGGTCAATACAGTCAATGATTAAAGATGACATATATGCTACATACAAGTATCAGGCTAAAAATTTAGATAAAAAAGTACAAAACATTCAAGAAGAAACAATAACTGTTTTGGATTATGAATTAAGTAAACCTTATGATATTTTAAATGAAATTACTTCTGGTACATTGGCAAACCAATTAATATCAATAGATCCTTTAACAAGAACATTTAAAAAAACAAACTTCGATTACACAAAATATAAAAGTCAGGCCAAATCATTGAACCCTGGTAGTGTAACAAACAGTTTAAAAAATCGTTTAGGTAAAACGGAACAAGAGTCGTATGAGAGTGTAATCAAAGTTTCAATAGGTAATGCTAATCAAAAACAAGTTCCTTATATAAAACAAATAGAAGCAGGTGTTGCACAAGATATTTTTGTTGAAACATATATTCCAAATAGAACGGCACAAATCAATTTGTCAAATTATACAACTATAAAAGTTTCAATACCTGGTGATCCTGGTATTACTGCTGGTCGAACAGTTAATTTTAATTTATTAACATTAAAACCTTCAAACACACAAAGAGATTTGGATAAATTCTATTCAGGAAAATATTTGGTGACAGCGGTAAGGCATATTATAGAGGCTGCAGGTACATATCAAACTATTTTAGAATTGGCCAAAGATAGCACAACAACAAATTATATGAATATTAATAGTGATAATCCTGTTTGGGTGGAAGCGGTGAAAGATTAATGGAAAATTTTATCGGAAAAGATGGATTCAATTGGTGGGTCGGTGTAGTAGAGAACCGAAAAGATCCACTAAAATTGGGTCGGTGCCAAGTTCGTATCTTTGGTTACCACACAGAAAATAAACAATTAATATCCACAGAAGATTTGCCGTGGGCGCCTTGCCTTGTTTCACCAAATTCACAACAAAGTTTTGCCACACCAAAAGAAGGTGACTATGTTATGGGTTTCTTTGCTGATGGTGAATCAAATCAAGCACCAACAATTATGGGAATCTACACAGGCATTAAAGTATCAGCCGGTGGCGATTCGGGATTCCAAGACCCAAGAACGCCAGAAGAAATAGCGGCTGCACCTAACCCACCAGATGGCATTATCGTAGAATCAGTAGGACAACCTACAGTATCACCTTCAGCCAGAGGTGTTGTTGCAAATACTCCTCAAGGTCGAGCTGCCAATAATCGTACACACATCTGTAACGTGGCCGTAGAGATTAATAAAGATGTGGCGGTAGTCAAATCTCAAGTAATGGGTATTGTTAAATTAATAAGAACAACATTAGAAGGATTATGGGCTGGCACATCAAGCACTCCTGTCATTGAAGAAGCAAAAGAATTTGCTTTGGCGTTAAAAGCAAAAGTTAAATTAATACAAAAAGAATTAGAACCAATTATTGATGAGATACGAGCTTACCAAGAATACATACAGTATCTACAACAATTGGTCGCATATATACAAAGCTTGCCGGCACAATTACAAGCATTGTTAGCACAATGTCTGGCTGAAGCTACAGTTGAATTAAAAACTGCTCAACAAGCAGTTAGCACACTAACTGACCAAACACAAGTGTTAAATACTTTAAAGGCAGAAGTTCAAGCTGTAATTGATGTTCAAGAAACTGCATCAAGTGCTAATGTAACATCAATCACAGTACCACAATTATCATAGGATGAATAATGGCAATAGATAGTTCATGGACAGAACCGGTTGTAGTAGATTCAGAAAATCCACCTGAATACCCTTATAATAAGGCACAACAATCCGAATCTGGTCATTTAATTGAAATGGATGACACACCCAATAGAGAGCGTGTGCGTGTTCAGCATCGTGCAGGCACATTCTTAGAGATGCAACCTGATGGCGAAGTTCATAAAATTTATGGTAATGGATATGAAATTGTTTTGGGTGATAAAGATGTACAAATTACTGGACAATGTAACATCACCATTGAAGGTGCCTGTGTCGTAAACATTAAAGGCGACAGTTTAATGAAAGTAGAAGGTAACGTTACTCAACAAGTTAATGGTGATGTTACGCAAACAGTTGATGGTACCACAAAAATAGTTGGCAAAGGTGATGTTGATATTGCTTCGTCTGGTGATATTAGTTTGCAGGCACAAGCAATCAATGTCGATGGCCAATTGAATGTAACGGGTAGTGTGGCTGCGACACAAAGTGTTTCAGCATTAGGTAATCTAAATGCTGGATTACAATGTTTTGCAACAGTAGGCATGGTAACTCCTGGTTATATTGCAGCAGGTTCTCCTGTGCCTTTGTATCCTATTCCTGGTTGGGTATCAGGAATCATGGTGACAGATATGGTTCGTACAATGGCGATGGACCGAATAATTTATAATATACATACACACCAAGGCGTTCATGGTTTAACATCGCCTCCTCTACAACCTATGTGAGAATATAAATGAGTGTTTTTGGTAGACTAAATTATAATTTTGATTCATCTAAGTTTGGTGCAAACAACGAACTTACTGATGGTCAAAAACTTACACTAAATTATCCAAGTCCTTTATATACTTGGCAGGCCAGTGATTTGGCCGGAAGTTCTGTAGTAAATTATTTTCAGAATCCTCATTCTGCTAATTTGACTTTGATGACAACTTATACAAATCAGTTGCTCACATATTCAAACACTCAATCTGTTACATATAATGTAGCACCAATAGAAGCCAATACTTTAAATGCTTTGGCCAATAATCTTTTAATAGAGATTTCAAGTTTCACAGATCATACAAATAGAATGTCTGGTGTAACAGAATCAACAAACAAATTAACTATACCAGATTATCAGATTGCCATGTCGATTGGCCGGCAAGTTCTACAAATCTGTAATCAAGTTGATGGTGTTCAAAACAATGCACCAATCCTTGGTAATTTTACCAGTTTGGCTATTGTATCAGATGTTTCAAATAGTGTTATACAGCTAAGTAGCAGTGCTGCCACACTAAATGCCAGTTTAAGTATAGTTGATGGTAACACTTATAGTGATATCACAAGAGCATCGATGAATACTATTATTGCATCGACACAAACGGCTTTTGATTTATTAAATAGTAGGCGAGTAGGCGATACAACATTCTATACAAATTCAATTTCTCTTATTCAAGATTACAATACTATTCTTCAGTTCTCAAATCTTGGTGTCAATTCGTCATATCTTATTAAAGATTTAGGCATTGGCACAACAAAATTACAAAATGATTTACAAAATAGTGTACCGTCTGGTTATCCAAATAATGCTTATTCTGCAACAACAACAAGGTCAACTACAAGTACAAGTACATCGTCATCATCTGGAAGTTTATCGGTTTCTGGTGTAATTCCTGGATCGTACACATTATCAAATATTTCTGTTGATGCTTATGGCCGTGTAGTTTCTGCAAACAGTACAGATTTAATTGCTCTTTTAAATTCAATTGGTACAGCTAATGCTGAAATTTTATTAGCATATGCAGCTAGAGATGCGGCTGAAGCGGCTGCTGCTAATTCTGCAAATAGTGCCGCTGATTCTGCAAATAGTGCTTCTGCAGCTGCAAATAGTGCTTCTGCAGCTGCAAATAGTATGATAGTAAAAGTTGTATCAATAACGTCTGCAGCTACAATTACTCCAACTATTGACACAGCTGAACAATATCAAGTTACTGCACTTGCAACTAATGCCACCATTGCAATTCCAACGGGAACACCTAGTAATGCACAGAGATTACTTCTTCGAATTAAAGATAATGGTGTAGCCAGGTCATTAATTTGGACAACTTCGGCTGGAGGTTATAGAGCTGTTGGAGTTTCTTTGCCATCATCAACAAATGCTAGCAAAGTTTTATATGTTGGATGCATTTATAATTCAAATGATTCTTTTTGGGATGTTATTGGAGTGGCAAGAGGAGCTTAATATATGGCTGATAGATATTGGGTAGGTGGCACCGCCAATTGGGATGCTACGGCTGGAACTAAATGGTCTGACACCTCCGGTGGTGCAGGTGGTTTTAGTGTTCCTACTGACTCCGATAATGTATTTTTTGACGCAGCTTCGGGCACAGTTACTTGCACAGTTACAGGCGGATCATTTAGTAGTACTGCAACATGTGCCAATTTAAATTGTACTGGATTTACAGGTAGTATTACTGCTACCTCGAACTCCACACTAACTTGTAAAGGTAATCTTACTTTAGGTGCCTCTATGAGTAATTTTGGTTTTTCAGGCGCCAATTTTAAATTTATTGGCACTGGTTCATACACAATAACATCTAATGGAATTTTATCACGGTGGGCTGGTAGTGATGGAGGATTATATCTTATAGGAAGTTGTACAGTCACCCTTCTGGACAATTTTAGTGCTCAACGAGTGACTTTAGGTGGAAATTTTGCAACTAATATTGTTTTCAATTTAAATGATTTTAATTTAATTTTACCATATCTTTTATTTCCTTCAGCAAGGATTAACCTTTATGGTCAAAGTAGTGCAGGACCTACATTAAATTTTGGCACTACTGGAAAAATTATAGTAAGGCAACCAGGAACTGGCAGTACTGCTCCTATAACAATTGACAGGTCTAGTTTTGGCTCTCAACTTTTTATTACAGGATCAAAAAATGTTTCTGTTGACATATCTGGCACTGCCGGTGTTCTAGAACATAATTATTATGTTCCTTCTGAGTTAGCACTTAATTGGAGTTCAACCGCAGCCGATCAAACATTATTTAATTTTACTACTGTAGGGGATTTAGATTGGAGTCTTGGTACTGGAGGTATACGATCACGAAATACTGATAATTATTGCTTTGGAAATTGGAATTCAGGTTCAAAAGACATTGGTAAAGTACCAGCTGGCAATTCTGATACAAGATTTGAAGCGATTTCAGGCACAAAAACTATAACTGGTACAGGAACTTGGAGTGGTTTTTTAAGTATTATCCCAAAGGGAACTGTAACATATAACTTAGGGTCAAATGTTACTTTGACTAATAGTAACAGATCGTCTTTTTCTTGGAGTGCAAGTGGAGCTGGTGCAGGAGCAACACTCAACACAAATGGAATGACAATTACAACTGCCGGATTTTTTGCAGGCGGAGGTACATGTAACCTTGGCACCTCAACAATAAATAGTTGGGCCAATAATCTATCTTTTCCACGACCATCTTTAGTTTCATTTGGGTCTGGTGTTGATGCTAGTAGTGCCACCATTAATGCTATCGGGTTTAGTGGAAGAATTTATGCCAGTAACATGACAATTGGTATATTATTGCTTACCACAACTAATGATATATCTATAGCTACCGATAGCACAAATTTAACTTTTAACACTATTGGCAATGTTATTTCACCAGCAGCTATTACTTTCCCGGCAGGTGTAACAACTACTGTTAATAATTTCCTTCTTAATGGCACGGCTGGTAATTTAGTAACTGTAAGAAGCACCACTACTGGAACATTGGCCACATTAAGTAAGTCTAGTGGAACAGTTAATGTTAGTTATCTGGATATTAGGGACAGTAATGCTACTGGAGGAGCTACTTGGAATTCTCCTTCAGAGAATGGCAACGTTGATTCGGGAAACAATCAAGGGTGGGATTTCTTTAATGGTAATTTGTTTTACTTTTTCACCAGAAAGACGTGATAAATAAAGAATGGCAAACTTAACCAGAATCTACTCGGATATCGATTTTACATTTACCAAAAAGCCGGTAACGAATGATGTCGCTTTGAGTTTTGATACTCAGGCGGTTATTCGTTCTGTCCGCAATCTATTGTTGACTAGGCACTATGAGAGACCTTTTAATCCAGACCTAGGTTCAAATATTGACACTTTGTTGTTTGAGATGGTTTCTCCTTTGACGGCCACTAGTTTGGAGAAAGAAATCCAAAATGTGATAGAAAACTATGAGCCAAGAGCCACAGTAGATAGTATCGTGGTGTCTGCACAACCAGATTACAATGCGTATAATATTACCATAACATTTTACATAGAAAATGCTACATTACCAACCACAGTAACACTCCTTTTAGAGAGAAATAGATAAGATGGCAGGCGCTAATTCTAATATTCAAATAACAGATTTGGATTTTAATACCATTAAAACCAATCTGAAACGATATCTACAATCACAGAACACACTAAAAGACTACAACTATGAAGGTTCTGCACTTTCTACTCTTTTAGATATTCTTGCTTATAATACACAATACAATGCCTACTATTTAAATATGGTGGCCAATGAGATGTTCTTGGATTCGGCTATTCAACGCCAATCAGTAGTATCTCATGCCAAGATGTTGAACTATACACCAACATCTGCTTCGGCCCCATCTGCAACAATTGATTTAAGAATTAATCAAGTTACGGATCTAGCAGTAACATTACCAAAATTTACCAATTTTATCTCAGAAGCCATTGATGGTGTTAACTATCGTTTTGTTACAGTAACAGACACTATTGTAAATACCAATACAGTTAACCAAACAGCCACATTTTCAAATCTGATAATCAAACAAGGTGAACCTGTCGACCTTACTTTTAATTATGATGCAACTCAAAATCCATCAATGATTTTTGAAATGCCAGACTCTACAATTGACACTTCGGCATTGACTGTAACTGTACAGCAAAGCATTTCAAATACGTATTCAGAAGTATATTCTTTAGCAGAAGCTTATTTGGAATTAGATTCTTCTTCTACCGTATATTTCTTACAAGAAGGTCCTAATGGCAACTATCAAATTTATTTTGGTGATGGTGTTTTAGGTAAATCGTTGACTGATGGCAATCAAGTAATTGTTTCATATATTACCACCAGTGGTGCTGCAGCATATGGTGCCAATAATTTTGTTTTGATGGACACCGTTGCAGGGTATTCAAATACCGTTATTACACCAATTACATCAACAACTCAAGGTTCAGAAAAAGAATCACTTGATTCTATTCGTTACACGGCACCAAAAGCATATTCTTCACAAGGTCGTGCCGTAACAAAAGAAGATTATATCTATCAGATTCAAAACAATGCTGGTGTGATTCCAATTGAAGCAGTTAACGTATGGGGTGGAGAAGAAAATGATCCTCCTGTGTATGGTACCGTTTTGGTTGCTATTAAACCAAGAGGTGGTTATGTGCTAACAGAAGCACAAAAACGAATTGTTGAAACTGAAATTATTAAACCTATTAGTGTTTTAACTGTTGTGCCAAAAATAGTCGA